TTAAGCGGCTGCTTGTTTCCGTCTGCGGCTTGCAACACGGACGCCGGCAAGTCCCGCCAGGAAAAGCGGAAGGGCGGCGGGAAGCGGTACAGTCCCGTCCAGTTGCACCGCGTTAACAGAGAAATTCTGGTCGCCAAATGTGATGCGTAAACTGTCGACGCCAAAGGTGTCATCCACATAAATAAAAGTCAGGAACAGAGTCGAAATCGACCCGACCGCTATAGGGGTTCCATTAGGCGTGTTGAAATTGCTGATATCGAAACCAAAGGGTTGAGTGAATAAAACCGACCCTATATCGTCCGCGCCTGCGCTCGTTCCAAAATTGGCCAGAACTTGTGCGCCTGAATCAAACAAGTTTGTATCGCCGGCGCAAGTCGTTGAGCACCTATATCCCCACGCAGTAATCTGGCCGGGCGTGACGCCTGACACGTCAAACGATGCTGTCACTGACGTGCTCGGCCCAACGATTGCGGCCTGCGCAGAAAGAGCCGCGAAAAGATTTGCTCCAAGAGCAAAAACTACGTGTTTGAAATTCATGAGAGTACCCCGAACAAAGTTGCTTGGTCGGCACCGTAAAGAAAATTCCGCATAGGGCACGGGAAAACACAAGCAAAACACGGTGTAATAAGTGTTTTTGATGCACCGTCGGGTTGTCAAAAACAGACCAATGAATATGCCCGAGTTCGACTTTTCAACTTTACTGAATAGATAGCGTCAACGTCATTCTCGGCGTGTGCACCAAAATAAGCTCCAGAATTTATCGCTACAACGTCAAATTATTTTGATCGTTTACCATAAATCTGTCCCCGGATAAGTATCGAAAACCCACGCTTCATGTGGGTTGCAGCCGCAAACTGTACAAACTGTCCGAAAGTTATGCTCCCCCCTTTGTGGCGCCCGTAACATCTCCTCGTTCGCATCATGAATGCGCACCAGAAAGGAGATGACGAATGACTACGGATCAGGAAACGGAAATCGCGTTGACAGCGATTTACACAGACGCCCTCAAGCTCGCCGCGCAACGACTGCAAAAGATCGAAAATGAAGACAACGAAGATGACGTCGATCGCGGCGCGCGCTGCGCCCGCACACTCGTCATCACTGCCAAGGAGGTGAACGCCCTGCAATCTCAGATTGAGAAGGACGATTCCGCCGATGACGCCGAAGCCATTGCCAGAGAAGTCGAAGACTACAAGCGATACCGGGAAAAAATCATGGCCATTATCGAAAGAGACGAAGCCGGAGAAGGATGCGCGACTGAAGCGGAATGTGGACCTGGCGAAGACGGATGGCGTGGAGATGGCCAGTCATGACTGGAAAACTCTTGGCCGTTCCGATCAGCATCCGCCCCCTGACGACTGGCACTGGACAACCTGGCTGGTCATGGGTGGCCGCGGGGCGGGCAAAACGCGCACAGGCGCGGAATGGATTCGCAAAATCGTCAGCCTGTTCGCTCGCGGATATCGCGCGCGGATTGCATTGGTCGCGGAAAGTTACGCCGATGCGAGGGAAGTCATGATTGAAGGTCCTTCCGGTATCCGCGCTGTGGAAATGCGCCGTGATCGTCCCAACTATATCGCGTCGCGCCGCATGTTGCAGTGGCCGTCAGGCGCAGAAGCCTACTGTTTTTCTGCGGAAGATCCGGAAGGTCTGCGTGGGTTTCAATTTGATGCGGCCTGGGCCGACGAAGTTTGTAAATGGCGGTACCCGGAAGAAACCTGGAGCAATTTGCAATTAGCGTTGAGAGTTGGCCCGCATCCGCGTCAAACAGTGACAACCACGCCGCGGCCCATGGGCCTCATCAAACGCCTGATGAAAGGCAAAACCACAGTTCTGACGCAAGCGTCGTCTTTCGAGAACAGAGATCATTTATCGGAAGTCTTTTTTACCGAAGTTGTTGCGGCCTATGCAGGAACAAAACTCGCGCGGCAGGAATTACATGGCGAATTGATTGAGGAGATCGAAGGCGCGCTTTGGACCTGGGGCATGATCGAAGCCTCACGCATAACCGCAGCGCCCACCCTTGACCGCATCATTGTCGCCATCGATCCGCCAGCAACCGCTGGTCCCGATGCGGATGAATGCGGCATCGTGGTCGCAGGCGCAACGGAAATACTTGACGCCAAGACCGGATTCGTTCTCGCCGACCGCTCCGCGGGGGGCTTAAGCCCGCGGCAATGGGCCGAACGCGCCGTCGCCGCCTATCATGAATTCGAAGCCGATCGCATCGTCGTTGAAGTCAATCAGGGCGGCGACATGGTGCGCGCAATTATTGCTCAGGTCGACGCTTCTGTTCCCGTGCGTGAAGTTCGCGCCAATAGAGGCAAACGTCTGCGCGCTGAACCCGTCGCTGCGCTCTACGAACGCGCGCGCATTCGCCATGTCGGCGCGTTTTCTGCGCTTGAAGATCAGATGACTTCATTCACAGGGGAGGGTTCGAAGAGTCCCGACCGCCTGGATGCGCTTGTCTGGGCACTGACTGATTTACTGCTGCAACCTGCCGCGCCGACCCCGGCCGTTCGGCGACTGATTTAGGAGGCAAGTCTTTTGTCTGTTTTTGAAAAAATAACTCAGCCCTTTCGCAAGACACCCGAAGCAAAAGCCAGCGCCGCAAGACCGTTGATTGCTTTGTCTCGGCTTGGCCAGCCGGCCTGGACGCCGCGTGATTATGCATCGCTTGCCCGCGCCGGGTTTGAGCGCAATGTCATTGCCTATCGTTGCGTGCGCCTCGTAGCTGAGGCGGCGGCGACAGCACCGATGCAAGTCAGAGAGAATGGTCACATTCTCACCGACCACTCACTATTGACGCTTTTAAAGCAACCAAATCCGGAACAATCGGGCGCCGAATTGTTTGAAAATTTTTACGGATTTTTACAGACGGCCGGGAACGCCTATATCGAAGCGGTTAGCCTCGATGGAACGCCCCGAGAACTCTACGTTCTCCGTCCCGACCGCATGAAAGCGCGCATCGGTGCGCGAGGCTGGCCAGAAGCTTATGATTATACAGTTGGCGGACGCACCGTAACATTTCGTACGGATGAGGCTTCGCCGATCCTGCATCTAAAGCTCTTTCATCCGACAAATGACCATTATGGCCTGTCGCCATTAGAGGCCGCCGCTTCGTCGGTTGATCTTCACAACGCCGCGCAAGCCTGGAACAAGGCGCTGCTTGACAATGCGGCGCGGCCTTCCGGCGCTCTCATTTACAATGGCCCGGAAGGCGCTGAAAATCTGTCCAAGGATCAGTTTGACCGCCTCAAATCTGAATTGGAGGATGCTTATGCCGGCGTCGCCAATGCCGGGCGACCGCTGGTGCTTGATGGCGGGCTCGATTGGAAATCAATGTCGCTGACCCCGGCGGATATGGATTTTATCGAGGCGAAGAACGCTGCTGCGAGAGAAATCGCGCTGGCCTTTGGTGTGCCGCCGATGCTGCTCGGCATACCCGGCGACAATACATATTCGAATTACCGTGAAGCCAATCTCGCATTCTGGAAACAGACAGTGATGCCGCTGGTTAAGAAAACCTCAGCGGCGCTTTCTGGCTGGCTTGGGCCCCAATTCGAAAATGTAGAAATTATCTGCGAAACGGGCGCCGTCGATGCGCTCGCTGCTGAGCGCGACGCGCAGTGGGCGCGCATCGCCCGGGCGGATTTCCTGGAGCCTCATGAAAAACGAAAACTACTCGGGCTTCCAGCCTGCAATCGCGAAGGAGAAGCGTCATGACACAGAAGATTTCCATCGCACGTGATTCTAGCGACGGCGACATCAAAAAATTGACGGACCTGCGCATTAACGCAGCGGTAGCGATAGCCTTTATGCTGCAAACCGCCACGGCGTTTATGTGGGCAGGCGCCGCAGAAAATCGCATCGGCCAGTTGGAAGAGCGTGTGCAAACCCGCGAGCAGTTTTTTGAGCGGACGGCGCGACTTGAAGAAAACGTTCAGGCGATCCGCGAATCTTTAGTCCGGGTCGAACGCAAACTCGACGACGTAGATCGGGGAGAAGGCTAATGCGCAACGCCCCACTGATTGCAAGCCTAGAGGGTTACGCCTCGATTTTTAACACGCCGGATCAGAACGGCGACATCGTGGCCCCCGGTGCGTTTTCCGCGTCGCTGCAAAAGCAAACTCCCGTGCGGATGCTGTATCAACATGCCGTCGATACGCCAATTGGACGCTGGATCAGCCTTAGAGAAGACGCTCGCGGACTTTTCGTCCGGGGAGAGATCATTCTTTCGTCAGACCGCGCGCGTGAAGTTTACGCATTGCTTGAGGGCGGCGCCATTGACGGACTGTCCATCGGATTTCAGACCGTGAAAGCGCGTAAAGACCCCGGTGGCCGTCGCATTCTTAAGGCTGACTTGTGGGAAGTTTCAATTGTGACATTCCCCATGGCGTCGGCGGCGCGCGTAACCAGTCTCGGAGCGCCAAAACCAGCGAACACGCCGGCAGTTTCCGCCCCGCGGGACACAACAAAATTGCTGGCTGGAACACTACGTAACGCCGGAAGAATACTCACCCCACAGCAGCAATCCCAATAGATATCTCAAGTAAGGAGTAAAATGAGATGACACTTGAAACAAAATCCACTTTCGAGGATGGCCCATCAGAAATTCGCGGCGCCATGCGCGAATTTCTAGGTGCGTTCGAAAGCTTCAAAGAAGCCAATGACGAACGCCTCGGCGCCCTTGAGGCGAAACGCGATGATGTTCTGCTTGATGAAAAAGTTGAGCGCATCAATCTTCTTCTGGACGAGCAAAAATCTGCCATTGACCGCATGGCGCTTAACGCCAAACGACCCGGCCTTGGTGAAGCGAGTATTGTACCAGATGAACGCAAAACCGCTTTTAATCGTTATGTACGCGCGGGCGACTCTGCTGCGCTGACGGCGTTAAATGCAATTGAAGCCAAATCGTTGAATGCGGGCGTCGATCCTGAAGGCGGCTATCTGGCGCCGGAAACGACAGAAAATCTGATTGTTGCGGCGGTGAAAGATATCTCGCCTATCCGCCAGATCGCGACGGTGCGTGAGATTGGTGTCAACACATTCAAGAAACCTGTCAGCTTCGGTGATGGGTCTGCCGGTTGGGTCGGGGAAACCGGTGGTCGCATTGAGACCACGACACCGACCCTTTCCGCCATCGACTTCCCGACTATGGAACTCTACGCTATGCCGGCTGCTAGTCAGACATTGCTTGATGACTCTGTTGTCGATGTTGAACAGTGGCTTGCTGATGAAGTGCAGAACGAATTCGCAGTTCAAGAGTCAGCAGCCTTTGTTAATGGCGACGGCGTCAATCAACCGCGCGGCTTCCTCAATTACACCATTGCCGATGAAGCTACGCGTCAGCACGGCGAAATCGGTTCAATTTCAACTGGAACCGTCGGTGATTTTAACGCCAATGATCCGGCCGATGCACTAATCAACCTGATCTACACGCCAAAACAGGCCTATCGCGCCAACGGACGGTTCGTTGTGAACCGTTCAGTGCTTGGCCGTATCCGTAAGTTCAAAGACGCCGATGGCAATTATTTGTGGCAGCCCTCGACTCAGGCCGGTGAGCCGGCGCGACTGCTTGGTTATCCGATAACAGAGGCTGAAGACATGCCGGATATTGCGGCAGATTCTTCATCAATTGCTTTTGGCGATTTCCGCCGTGGCTATCTGATCGTCGATCGTGTTGGCGTCCGCGTGTTGCGCGATCCTTATTCCGCGAAACCATACATCTTGTTCTACACCACCAAACGTGTTGGCGGCGGCGTGCAGGATTTTGATGCGATCAAAGTGCTGAAATTCTCAGCCTAGATAAACAATTTCCTCTCCCCGATTGTCGGGGAGAGGGGATGTCAACCAACATCAATCCCAAGGGAGAGTTGTGTAATGTCCCTCACTATTCTTTCTCCGCCTGCGGCGGAGCCGGTGACGCTGTCTGAAGTAAAAGATCATCTTCGCGTTACTCATACTGATGAAGACGCCTTGATTACAGGCCTTGCCGTCGCTGCGAGAAACGCTGTTGAAGCAAGAGGCCAGATCGCTCTTGTCGCGCAAGGCTGGCGGCTTTCGCTCGACGCCGCGCCGTCGGGGGAGTTCATTCTGCCTCTTGCGCCAGTTCTATCTGTGGATGAAGTGTCTGTTGTCAACGGCGCTGCTGAATGGAATGTCCTTGAAGACAGTGTTTATGATTTTGCGCCGGGATCACCGGGACGCATTCGTTGCAAAGGGGCGTGGCCTACACCCGCTGTTTGCCTTGATGGTGTTCGCATCGACTTCACGGCGGGCTGGCCCGATGGGCTGTCCGTACCGGCGGACTTAAAGCAGGCGGTAAAACTTCTCGCTGCAAGTTTTTATGAAAACCGCGAAGCAGCGGGCGAGAACCGCGTCTATGCAATCCCTGGCGCTATTGACGCGTTGATCGCGCCGCATCGGCAGGTGCGGTTATGATTGGCGCGTTTCGACATAAAGTCATCCTACTGACAGAAGTGTTGGTTGCCGATGCAGGCGGCGGCGCGTCTTCTATCTGGTCTGAAAGCGGCCGCATCTGGGCGCAAATTGAACGCCTCGCATCGACACAGGATTTTCTCGGCGAGCGCCGGAGACGCTTAAAACGGATCGCTGCAACAATCCGTAATCGGGCTGATATCGCAACCGGCGCCCGCCTCATGGTCGATGGCGACAGATTTGAAATCACCTCCATCGAAGATGGCGATGATCGTGGACGACGGCTGGTGCTGATCTGTGAAGAGGTTGCATCATGACTGATCATTTTGCGTGGGGTTTGCAAAAAGCCATTTATCAGCATTTAACCAGTGACGATGCGTTGAAAGTGCTGCTCGGTAATCCGCCGCGACTTTACGATGCGCCGCCCCGTGATGCGGTTTTTCCCTATGCAGCTCTCGGTGAAAGCCGCGTGAAAGACTGGCCTGGCGTTGATGGCGGACTTGAGCACGATATTCGCGTGCATGTTTTCTCACGATATCAGGGTCGCCGTGAGGTCAAAGACGTTTTGAACGCAGTCTATGACGCGTTGCACGAAGCGGCGTTGACGATCGAAGGTCGCCGCCTGGTGCAGATCCGCTTCACCTTTTCCGACATTTTTCCACGCAACAACAATGGCGTCTTTCAGGGCGCTGCAAGATTTCGTGCCGTAACCGAACGCGCGACCTAATCAATAAGGACCAACATCATGACAGCCAAACCGGGTAAGGATCTTTTGCTCAAGATTGGGGACGCTCAGTCTCCGGAGAATTTTACTACTGTTGCAGGACTCAGAACCCGCACGCTGTCACTCAATGCACAAAGCGTTGATGTGACCCACTCTGAATCTGTTGGCGGTTGGCGGGAGTTGCTAGCCGGCGCCGGCGTCAGGCAAGCCTCCGCCTCGGGGGCGGGCGTGTTTCTTAACGACGCGACCGCTGAGCAGATCAAGAATGTGTTTTTCGCCAGCGAAATTCGTAATTGGCAAATTGTGATTCCTAACTTCGGCATCATTGAAGGATCATTTCTTGTCGCCAATCTTGATTATGGCGGTGAGTATGACGGTGAGGCGTCCGTGGCGATAGCGCTTGAATCTGCGGGCGCGCTGACATTTACCGGAGCTGTCTAATGACGTGCAGAAATCCGGAAATTCTCATCCATGGCGAACGCCATCAGTTAAAGCTCACCCTTGGCGCGCTTGCAGCAATTGAAGCGTCCGTCGGCGGTGGTGATTTTGAATCGCTGAAAAAGCGTCTCGAAGCGCCACGTGTATCGGATCTTGTTTTGATCCTTCACGCCTTGATCGCCGGCGGCGGCAAAGATCTCGCAATAGAAGCATTGCGCGCAAGCGATGTTGACCTCAGCGCCGCTTCCGCCGCTATTGCCGACGCATTTAAAGTGATCGCCGAACCGCCGCAGGCGGAGCACACTGAAAAGGCGGCGCCGGGAAAGCCTGCAGGGGAGCAAGCCTCCCCTGGCGCGACTGGTTTGTATACGCGGTGATGACTTTGCGCATCAGACCTCGAGATTTTTGGCGACTCCCTTTTGAGGAATGGCGCTGGCTTATCGCGCCTATGCAAGAGGACGTTCTAACGCGCAGCCAATTTTTGAAACTCACTCAACACTATCCGGATCAACCTCATGGACAATAATATTCCCATTAATGTCGACGCCTCAGGCGTCAGCGGCGGCTTACAGGAAGCCTCCAATGAGATTAACCGCATCGCGCGAGAGGAAATCGCGCCGGCTGCAGCTTTAATCGAGGACGCTTTTTCCTCCGCTGCCCGCAGTATTGAAACGCAGCTCTCGCGCGCTGCGCGATCGGGGCAGTTGTCGTTGAAATCTCTTGGCCGTGCACTCTATCGCGATTTACGAAACTCTTTCGTCGACAATCTTGTGCGCAGGCCCATTGAAAGCCTCTTTACCGGCGCCTTCGGGGGAGGGCGCGCAGGCGGCGGCTTTGTTGCGCCGGGCTCGTCATTTCTTGTTGGCGAACGGGGCCCTGAAATTTTTACGCCTTCAGCATCTGGAACTGTTTCTCCAATGCAAGGACAGGGCGTCACGGTCAACATCACTCTGCCGGGGGTGAGTGATGCAGACGGTTTCAAACGCTCTGAAACTCAAATCGCAGCGGCGCTCGCGCGCGCTGTCGGCCGTGGACAAAGGAACTTCTAGCCATGACTTTTCACGAAGACTTATTCCCGGTCGATATCGCTCTCAACTCGGAAGGCGGGCCGACACGCAAGACGGAAATCGTCGCTTTGGTTTCCGGCCATGAACAACGCAATTCGCCCTGGGCGGGATCGAGGCGTTCCTTTAACGCAGGCTACGGCGTTAAGTCTCTGGCGAATTTGGAAGGTGTGGTTGCATTTTTTGAAGCGCGTCAGGGGCGGCTTTACGGCTTCCGCTTTCGCGATCCATTTGATCATAAATCCTGCGCCCTATCACAAGCACCGCAGGCTGACGATCAATTAATAGGAACCGGCGATGGCGTGAAAATCGAGTTCCAGCTGATGAAACGCTATGAAAGCGGCGGCGCCTCCTATGAGCGAGACATCACGAAACCCGTTGCAGGGACGGTGCTCATCGCTGTCGATGGGGCCGGCGCAAGCCCGTCAGTTGATGAAACAACAGGGCGCGTCACTTTTGCAACGCCGCCCGCGACCGGCGTCGCCATCACTGCGGGATATGTGTTCGATACACCCGTGCGCTTCGACAGTGATGAACTCCGGATCAATCTTGCCGCCTATAAGGCCGGCGACATCCCGTCGATCCCGTTGATCGAGGTGCTGATCTGATGCGCAATATCGACCCCGCTTTCCAAACACATCTTGATAGTGGCGCGACCAAACTCTGCCATTGCTGGCTGGTGACCCGTCGTGACGGCATTGTGCTCGGCTTCACCGATCACGACCGCACACTCTCTTTCGGTGGGAATGACTTCGAGCCAGAGACAGGCGCGAGCGCCGCCGCCTTATCGTCCAGCGCAGACCTTGCAGTCGACAACACTGAATTTGAAGGCGCACTTAATTCAGATCGCTTGTCAGCAAGTGACCTTGCTGCAGGACGCTATGACGGCGCCGATGTAGAAATTTGGCGGGTTAATTGGGCCGAGCCCGATCAGCGCCTTCTGTTGCGGAAAGGGGTAATCGGTGAAGTTCGCCGCACGGGAGAGAGCTTCAGCGCAGAAATACGAGGGCTTTCACATGTTCTCGACCAGACATCGGGCCGCGTTTATCAACGACAATGCGACGCCCTTGTCGGCGACGCCCGTTGCGGCGTTGATCTTGACGACCCAGTTTACAAAGCTATCGGAACTGTCAGCAGCCTGGTTGATGAACAGCGTTTCATTGCAACGGGTCTCGACGGCTTTGAAGATGGCTGGTTTGCCCATGGAGCGATCACCTGGATGTCTGGCGCCAACGCAGGCGTCACGGCCCATGTTAAAATG